AGGGGGTCGGAATCTCTGGAAGCCGCGCACCGGACCGGTACCCCTTGCAAGGCCGAGAGACACACGGACGACTTATCTAGGAACGGAGTCCGATGTGGGACAACGAGGATTTGCCGCCGCGCCGGTCAGTCTGAAGATACTCAAAGGGGAAACCCGACCATCGCGCCTCGGTACGTCGCCCGGCCCCATCGACCCGCCCGCCCGGCCCGCTGACCTCCACCCCGCTGCCGTCGAAGTGTGGGACCGGCTGCTCGCCGTCACCGACCACATCGGCGAGCGCTACGTCGAGACCTTCCGCCAGTACTGCGAAACGACGGCCACCATGAACGCGATGTGGCCCAAGGGGTCGAAGGAGTGGCGCGAGCTTGCCAACGTCCACCGCCAGCTCGCCCGCGAGCTCTGCCTCACCCCGGCGACCGGCGCGGCCCTCACGAAGCCGAAAGCCCCCGAGCGCAAGCTCGACAAGTACCTCACGGGCTGACTGCGGCTACCGCGCGTGCGGCTTCATCCAGGACCTGTGTCGGAACACGCTCGGGCCTGACCGCGGCAAGCTGATCGTCCTGCGCTCGTGGCAGCACGACATCCTGCACGGGATCTTCGACAAGGCGGGCCAGCCGACCCAGCGATACGCCTACATCGGGCTCCCGCGCAAGAATGGGAAGTCCACCCTCGGCGCGGCGCTGGCCATCTACGCCCTGGTGTGTCTCGGTCCGGCCGCGCACGTCTACTCCTGTGCCGGCGACCGCAAGCAGGCGTCGATCGTCTTTGACGAAGCCAAGCGGATGGTTCGCGCCGACCCCGAGCTGTCGGCCCTGCTGCGCATCCAGCGCTGGCACATCGAGGGACCGAACGACAGCATCTACCGCGTCCTGTCCGCGGACGCCGAGCTTCAGCAGGGGCTCAACCCGACGTTCGTCCTGTTCGATGAGGTCCACGTCCAGAAGAACCGCGACCTGTGGGACGCGATGGTCATGGGCATGGTCCGCCCCGGCGCGATGATCGTGGGCATCACCACCGCGGGCTTCGACCGTACGACGCTCGCATGGGACCTCTACGAGCGTGGCCGCGCCGGCGAGTTCTTCTTCTGGTGGAGCCAGCCGCCCGACCACGGCTGCGACTGGCAGGACGAGACGGCATGGCGCGAGGCAAACCCGGCGCTCGGCGACTTCCTGCCCCTGTTCGCAGTCCAGGAGGACGCCCGGACCACGCCGGAGTCGAGCTTCCGGCGCTTCCACCTGAACCAGTGGACGACGACCCATTCCGCGTGGCTGCCGCACGGTGTCTGGGACAGCGCCGCCGACCCTGAGCGCATCTTCGACCCGGCTCTCCCGTTCGTGGCCTTCGCCGATGGCTCGTGGACGAACGACTCTACCGGCCTCGTCGCCGAGACCATCGAGGCTCCGCACCTGTCCGTGCTCGGTCACTGGACGCCGCAGAGCGATACGGGACACATCGACATGGGCGCCGTGGAGTTCCGGGTCCGCGAGGTGCTGGCGATGGACGGCTGTCGCGAACTGGCCTTCGACTCGGCGCGCTTCCCCGACCTCTATCAACGCCTGGAGGCCGAGGGCTTCCCCGTCGTGGGCTGGCCCACCAACTCACTCCAGCGCATGGTCCCGGCCTGCGCCGAGTTCTACGAAGCGGTCACCGACCGGCGGCTGACCCATGACGGCGACCCGCGGCTGGCCGCGCACATCGCCAACGCCGTTCTGAAAGAAGACCGCTACGGCCCGCGGATCGTCAAGGAGTCCAAGTCGTCGGCTCGCAAGATCGACCTTGCCGTGTGTGCCGTCGGGGCTCACGACAGGGCGCGCTATCACGCCAGCCAACCGGCGCCCTTCCGCAGCAACTACGAAGACGGCGGCCTCACCTTCACGGGGGCCAGGTAGGAGCACCATGGGACCATCGCCTTCTGCGCGCCGGTTTGCGACCCGACGCCGCCTGTCCATCGCCTTTGTCCGGGTCGTCCGGGGCTTCGACGGCTCCGACCTGTTGACGGTCGCGGCCCTCAGCCTGCTATTCATCGGGCTCGCCATGCCGTCGGTCGCGTTCGGCGTGGTCGGCGGCCTGCTCATCCTGCTCACGCCGATCGGTGTGGCGCTCCGCATGTTCGTCCGGGGGCGCTAGATGGGCCATTTCGCAAGGGCACTGAAGGCCGGCATCGGATACCCGGCCGCCGGTTGGGCGCCGCCCTACGGCTACAGCGGCGACACGATCGCGACGACCGTCAACCAGAACACGTCGATGGGCGTGAATGCGTTTTCGGCGGGTATCCGGCTGATCGCCGAAGACCTCGCGTCGCTGCCGCTCATCACGTATAAGCGGCTCCCGGTGGGCAAGGAACGAGCCCACGACCATCCGGCCTACCAGATGCTCCACGGCATCCCGAATCCCGAGATGACTTCGATGGTCTTCCGTGAGACGGGCATCGGGCACCTCTACTCGTGGGGCGACTGGTTCGCCGAGAAGGAACTGAACGGGCAGGGCGTCCCGGTCCGCCTGTGGCCGTTGCGCCCGGACCGGATGGAGGTCGATACACGGACCGGGAAGCGCGTCTACAAGTACCGCCTGCCGGACGGGACCGGCGTCGTCATCCCGGCCGCGCGCATTTTCCACGTGCCGGGCTGGGGTTTCGACGGGCTACGCGGCTACAGCCGGGTAACGCTCATGCGTCGGGCGCTGGAGTCGGCCATCGTCACGGCCGAGTACGGCTTGCGCACGCTGGCGAACGACGCCCGTCCGGGCGTGACCATCCGCCACCCGTCGCAGCTCAGCAAGGACGCCAAGCGGCACATCGTCGATAGCTGGAACGAAGCGCACAAGGGCCTGACCAACGCGCAGCGCACGGCCGTGCTCGACGAGGGCATGACCATTGAGCACACCGGGTTCAGCCCGGAGGACGCGCAGTACCTCGACTCGCGCAAGTGGTCGACGGTCGAGGTCGCGCAGGGGCTCCGGCTCCCGCCGCACAAGCTCAGCGACCTGACCAACGCCCACTTCACCAACATCGAGGAGTCGAACATCGACTACGTCGTGGGCACCCTCGGCCCACCGGCGACGCGGATCGAGCAGCAGATCAGCAAGGACATCATCGCGGACCCCGCGTTCTTCGCCGAACATCTGTTCGATAACCTCCTGCGCGGCAAGACGCTCGACCGCTTCAACGCCTACCGCCTCGCATCGGGTGGCGTGTCGTGGATGAATGGTGACGAGGTCCGCGCGCGAGAGAACCTAAACCCGATGCCCAATGGTCAGGGCCAGATCTACCTTGCCCCGCTCAACTCCTCACCCCTCGACCTACTCGCCGAAGCCGTCCTCGCCAATACAGGAGCCCAGCCATGATTGGTCGCAAGTCATTCACCCCAGCCGAGTTCAAGCTCGACGAGCAAGGCTCCGTCACGGTCGCGTTCGCGCAGCTCGGCGTGGTTGACTCCGACATGGATGTCACCCTGCCCGGCGCGTTCCCGACCAAGGCCGTACCGATGTCCGCCTACGGTCATACCTCGTGGGATGGCGCGCTACCGATCGGCCGCGGCTCGATCAGCGAAAAGGCCGGCTGGGGCGTCTTCGATGGGCAGTTCCTGATGGAGACGGACCAGGGACGCAACGGCTACCACACCGTCAAGGCGATGGCCGACCTCCAGGAATGGAGCTACGGGTACAAGCCGACCGACTTTTCACACGGGCAGCAGGACGGCAAGTCCGTTCGGTTCCTGAAGGCGCTCGACGTGTTCGAGGTCTCGCCCGTCCTCAAAGGTGCCGGCCTCGGCACGCACACACTCGCGATCAAGAGCGGCGCACCGGAACCCGATGCGCCGTATGCCGAGCAACTTGCCTGGTACTCGGGCTGGCTGCCGACGTTCATCGATCGAGTCAAGGCCCACAAGGCAACCCGTGACGGCGAGGGCCGCAAGCTCTCACGCACCGATCGCGCCCTGCTGGAAGACCTTGACGCGGCGCTCAACGGCCATATCGAAGTGATCCGCGATCTGCTCATCGTGCCCGAACCGCCCAAGGCGGCCGAGCGTCGAGCGACGGAGATCGAGGTCCTCGTCGCCCAAGCGCACCTGTACGGCGTCCCCATCTGACGCCCCCTCTCCTCAGGCAACCCCCAAAGCCCCGGACCTCCGGGGCTTTTTCATATGGAGAACACCGATGGCAACTTCCGCCACGATCGGCGCCGACCTGACCACCAAGCGTCAGGAACACGGCGTCTGGCTCACCTCGAAGAAGGCCGCCGACGGCGGCTACGACATGACGCCCGACGAGGTCGGCCAGTTCAACAAGCGCAATGCCGAGCTGGGCGAGCTCCAGACGCAGTACGAGACCGCGCTCACGGTCGAGAAGTCGGCCGCTGAGAACGACCTGAAGCTCATGCCGCAGGGTCGCGTCGTCAAGGATGACGGCGCACCCGCGTTCAAGGACGGCGCACGGCTGGAGACCAAGGAGCATTTCGACACCGCGTTCAAGGCGGCCTTCGAGGCGAACTCCGACACGCTCGGGCGCATCGCCAAGGGCGGGCGCGGGTCGGTCAGCTTCGACCTGAACACCAGCCTCAAGACCACGATCCAGACCACGGCCCACGCCCCGCAGGCGGACCGCCGCGGCACGTTCCTCTCGGCGCTCTACTTCGGCGATGCCGAGTCCCGGTTCCGCCACGGCTCGACGACCTCCAAGTCGATCGACTACTACATCCAGACGACCGATACCGACAATAGCGCGGCCGTCGCGCAGGTCACGGCGCCGACCGACTCGGCGTTCGCATGGACGCTGACGACCGATCCGGTTGAGACGGTGTCCACGTGGATCCCGATGTCGCACGAGTCGGTCGCCGACAACGTTGGCCTCCAGTCCCTGGTCGAGGGCATGTTGGCCCTCCGGCTCCAGAAGCTGTCGAACAACCTGATCCTGGCCGGCGACGGCAACACGCCGAACCCGACCGGCGTCTTCATCCGGACCGGCTTCCAGACCCAGGCCAAGGGCTCCGATCCCGCGTTCGACGCCATCCACAGGGCCATCACGAAGGTCGAGGTCACGGGTGACGCGATCGTCGACAACATCTTCATGCACCCGACCGACTGGCAGAACATCCGGCTCACCCGGACGGTCGACGGGATCTACATCCTCGGCAACCCCGCGGACTCGGCGCCGCTCAACCTGTGGGGCGTGCCGGTCACCAAGACGACGGGTATCGGCTCGGCCGGTACCGCGGGCGTCCTCGACTCCACGTGGTCCGAGGTCGTCGAGCGCGAGGGCCTGACAGTCGAGATCAGCACGGAGCACTCGACGTTCTTCACCGAGCGCAAGGTCGCGATCCTGCTCACCCGCCGCTTCGCGGTGGCCGACCATCGACCGTCCGCGGCAGCGACCGTTACGGGGCTGTGAGCGTATAGAACGATTGTGGTAGAGCCCCGGTACGTCCGGGGCTCTTCCATTATCCGAAAGGAGACCCGATGCCAGTCAGTCCACCTACTCCCATCGGTGAGGACGGCCTCTTCCGCGGCCGGCTCGTCATCCGCGGCAAGTACGACTTCGCCGCGGACGGCGGGGCCGCCTCGACGATCGCCATTACCTCCGGCCTGCCGATCCCCTCGGGCGCGGTCATCGTCGGCGGCTACATCGATGTCACCACATCGTTGACGTCGAGCGGCGCGGCCACGATCGCTGTCCAGGTCAACGCGGCCAACGACATCATGACCGCCGTCGCGGTCGCGACGTGGGTGGCCGGCCGCTACAACATCCTGCCCGCACTCTCGGCCGGGACCATGTCCACCAGCACGTCGGTCAAGACGACCGCGGCTCGCAATATCAGCATCGTCATCGCGTCGGCCGACCTCACGGCCGGTGTCGCGAACGTCGTTCTGTTCGCCGTTCCGCCCCTCGCATGACGGTCTACGTCAACGCCGACTGGACGGCGGTCGTCCCCGAGGACAGCCTCGCGGCTGCCTTCGGGGTACAGGCCAAGGATCTCGCCCGGCTCGGGCTCGCGACCGACGCACCCGAACCGAGCGCGCCCTCAGTCCTGACCAGCGCCAACGAACCGGAGGCCAAGGAAGCCGACCAGCCCGCCGACAAGGCGATGCCGAAGCCGGCCGACAAGGCGGTCCGCAAGCCTCTCCGCAAGTAAGCGGCCATCTCTCCCCTCGCCATCGCACAAGCTACCGAAAGGGATCACACACCATGTCTCAGGATGACGCACGACTCGTCGGCTACCAGCGCGGCGGGTCCGCTAACGAGCAGTTCCGCTACCTGCGGTCCAACAGCGAGCAGGAACAGCTCGTGAGTCAGGGCCTCCCGCCCTATACCGAGCTCACCCGCCGGGGCGTGGGTTGGCAGGTCATGGACACGACCGCCACCGCGGCCGTCGTGGTTCGACCGTCCACGGTCGCCGGGCTCACGCTGTACAACGGCGAGGTCGGGGCCACCGCGAAGTCCTACGTCATCGACCGGATCTTTGCGTTCAACCTCGTGAGCACGGACGTCATCGCGGGCTGGAGCATCTGGGCAGCCGTCCATCCTACGATGGTGGCACCGACCGCCGACATCACGGCCATCCGGTCGATGAACGGCAAGTCGGCCTACGCCGGCGCCGCCATCGTTGACACGGGCGCCTCCGTCCTCGACAGCGGCTGGTTCCCGACCAGCAACTCGGCAACCATCGGCAACCCCGGAACCGTGACGCCGGGCGTTGCGGTCTCCATCCCGATCGAGGGACGGCTCATCGTTCCGCCCGGTGGCGGGATCTCGATGAACGTCGTCGCGTCCGTGGTTGGGTGGACCTTCACGCACGGATTCTCATGGTATGAGGTCGAGATCGACAACGACTAATCCACCCGGCCGGACCGACGTCTCCCCCTTGCGTCGGTCCGGCTACCCCCCCATCGGAGGCGGCATGGCCAGCATCCTCGCCCGCCTGCTCCCGCCGCGGTCCTACTGCTCCGGGTGCGCTCGCCCGTTCTACAGCGACAAGCGCCGACCGTGCCGTTGTGGCGCGACGGCCCGCACCTTCAGCCGTTCGGCTCACGACGGCATCACCACGGCCGACAAGGCCGGATGACCCTCACGAAGTAAGGAGATACACGCGATGCCGCACTCTGATGCCGCCGCGGCACGCGACGGCCTGCACCTCGGCCCCGACTATGTCCACGTCCGCGTCATCCACGGCGCGGGCCGTCCGAACGACTGGGCGCCGGGCTCGGTCGAAGACCTCGGGATCACCACGAACCTGCTGACGAACGCGGGCCGCGACCTCGTATCGGCCGCGCTCGGGGCCCCGGGCTTCGGCGTCACGGGCACCATCGCCACCGCCAGCACGGCCACCTCACTG